CACCGATTCCCTCTGAGTTGATCATGCCCCTGGGGGGCTTCTATGTGCGCGGCGGCCAGCTCGCCCTGGTGCCGGTGGTGTTGGCCGGGCTGCTGGGCACGGTGCTCGGCGCCCTTCCCTGGTACGGCATCGGGCGGCTGGTGAACGAGCAGCGGCTGGAGCGCTGGTTGGAGCGCCATGGCCGCTGGATCGGCATCAGCCCCCAGGAACTGCAGCGCAGCCACACCTGGTTCAACCGCCATGGCACCGCCCTGGTCTTCTGGGGGCGGCTGATCCCTGGCATCCGCACCCTGATCTCGGTGCCGGCCGGCATTGAGATGATGCCGTTCGTGCCTTTCCTGATCTGGACCACGGCCGGCAGTCTGATCTGGACCCTGCTGTTAACCCTGGCGGGTTTCGGGCTTGGTGAGGCCTACACCAACGTGGAGGTGTGGCTTGATCCTGTGGCCAAGGTGATCAAGGTGCTGCTGGTGCTGGCCGTACTCGGCTTCGGTGTATGGCTTGGGCTGCGCATCTGGAAGAAGCGGCAGGACAGCCACTGAGGCCTTCTGATCCCGATTGGTGGCTTCGTGCCACTTGATGACCTGGCTGCGCGACTGGCACAAGTCCGGCGGGCCTGTTCCGGCGTTCAGGGGCCTTCGCTCCCGACGCCGGTGGGCCCGGGAGCCAGGGCATCAGAACGGCACTTCCTCCTCGCTGGGTTCACCGCCGCCGTAGTTGCCGGCGCCGCCAAAACCGCCGCCCCCTTCGGCATCTCGCTTACTGCCCAGCAGCTCAAGTCGATCTACCCGGATTACGGGTTTGGTGCGCTCCTCGCCGCTGCTGCGGTCGGTCCAGCGGTCGAGCTTGAAGGAGCCGATGATGCCCAACAATGAGCCCTTGCGGACATAGTCGGCTGCGACCTGGGCCTGTTTGCCCCAGATCTCGAGGTTGAACCAGTCGGGTTCATCGTCCCGGCTGCGGCGGTTTACCGCCAGGGTGAGGTTGGCGACCATGCTGCCGGACTCGAAGTAACGGACTTCGGGGTCGCGGCCGGCCCGGCCTACCAGGGCAACGGAATTGACGCCGGGGCGATCGAGGGGCATGGCGACCCGATGAAAGCCCTGTAGCTGAAACTCCGGCGGATTGCCTTGTTCAATCCCGAACCTGCCGGTGATAACCACCCAGGAGTCCTGCGTGAGGTTTGCCATCACGTCGGGCGCACGCTCGCCCCAAGCCGTCACTTGCAGCGGCATCGGGGGGTCTGTTTGTTTGTAGGGGGTGATCTCAACGTTGAAGGATGCCTGGCGTTGGCCACCAGCGGGAGGGGTAGAGAGTGCCGGCGGCGACGTGATGTAGGCCAGAAGAGTGATCGATTGCATAGGGGGGATTCGATGGGATGAGATGGAATGGGGCAGCGATCAATCCAGGCCAGGGATTGGGGCCTCGGCGGCAGGTGTGGCGGCAGGGCCCGACCGGCGGACCGGGGCAGGCGCGGACCGGCGGCCAGCTGCAGGGGCGGGTGCGGGTGCTGGCTGGGGGTCGGCGGTGGTGGCCGGGGCGGGCTGTTCCGGGCCGCTGGTGGGATCCGCTTCAGGCTTTGGATTGCAGCGCTTAACGGTCTGAGAGCTAACGCCCCGCCTGACGATCTCGGCCAGCGCCTCAAGCGTTACATCGCTCAGGTCGCTGGTGTTGCCCTGGGTTAATTCGAGCACAAAAGCAGTGATCCCGGCACTGGTCAGACCGGAACGGCGGCAGGCGTCGGCGGCGGATTGGATCAGGTCTGCGGCGGGCGGTGCTGCGGCAGCGGCTGGTGCTGGTGCTGCAGGGGCGGGAGCCTGTAGAGGGAGCACCTTGTACGGCAAGCGCTTGCCACGCGAGGCCGTGAGCATGACCGTCAGCGGCCCGTCTATATGCGACAGATGGGACAGCCGGATTCCGCCCACTTGCTGGCCGCCGTACATGGCCCCGGGTTCCCTGAAAATGGTGATTCCTCGTCCGACGTAGTGCGAAGAATCGGGGCCCCAAGCCTCTGCCAAGACTCGGCGCATGGACTTGCAGGGTCGCCAAGGTCTGCCGTTATCACCGTCAAAGTGGATCGCCACGGGCTGCTCTGATTTGAGAGCAACGTCTACCTTCGTAACCGTGATGGTGCGCGGGCCAACAATCAAATCATCGGCATTCATTTGGTCGGACTTTGGCGCCAGTGTTGCCGTAATGTCCATCAGAAAATCTCCTGCTCAGGTTGGATAGGTTCGGTGGCCGGGAAAATGGCGGCTTTCGTGGTGTAAAGCTCCATCAGCATCCTTAGCTCGGCTTCAGCGGCCTGTGCTGCAGTGATCAGCTGGGCGATCACCACATCGTCACGCTCGCACCGGCGAACAAACAGCGGCAGGCCAGGGGCGTAACTGATGTAGTCACACCAGGCGCGGCCAGTGACAGCAAGGCCGGTCTGGACCTGCGGCACATACTCAGCTGGCACCTCATCACTGAGCAGCGAGCGGAGGTGGTGCTTCTGCCGGGGGCTCTTGATCTCAATCAGGCCTTGATCACCCACTAGCCCGTCGGGGCTGTAGCCAATCACGGTGCCGTCGAAATCAGCGGTGACGAATCCGCACTCCTGCACCGGTGCTCGGTGCTCGGCATAGATGTCACGGGCCAACGGTTCCAGCAAGTGCCCTCGGGCCATGTCGTCGCCGTAGAAACTGGCCTCGGTCTCACCGGTGATCCGCTCGGCCAGCAGCTGCAGCAGCTGGCTGCGGCTGGTGTCGTTGTTGGCAGGTTTGCCGGTGCCGGTGATCAGCCTGCTGATCGTGCTGGCGGTGATCACGCCCCGGCGCAGCGCGTGCCATTCGTCGCTGCCTTGCTCGATGTTGCGGTGGTAGATGGGATCCGGGTGGCGGGGGTAGTCGGCGAGTTTCATCGCACCACCGTCGGAGCCACAGCACTTCCCAAGGGGCATCGTGCGCGGCCCTGCTCAACCCCTACCGTGTAGGCCAGGGCAAAGGCAATCAGGGCCAGGACCGCTATCAGCTTGTAATGCGTAGGCTGGCCCAGGGCTCGGCGCTCACTAGCTGGAAGCTGCCGATCAGCGATGTTGCCCAGGCTAAGAGCTGCGACTCTTAGCGCATCAATTCGCTGGGCCTTGGCCATGGCCATCCAGGATGCACGAAGGCCCCCCAGGTGATACATCGTCGCGTCAAGGCGCTTGATGTCCAGGAACTCAGCCAGTGACACACGATCAGATAGTCGATTCATGGCGTTGGAGGATTGGAGAGAATTGGGCTGAGTCCGGCGCCGAGCCGGATCAGGTGATGCACGGCTCTGGCATCGCTGGCCCCGCCATTGGCAGCGGCTACGGCTTCTACGGCAGAAACCGAATCCTTAAACCCAAGTGACGTGGCGCCCCGAAAAATCAGCGAGCGAAAGGCAGCCGCTTGAGTGGCGCTGGTCTGCTCCTGCAGTCGCTTTACCTGTTCGTATGCGTCTGCAGGCAGGTAAGCGTCCACAACGACCGAATTGCCGGCGGCGTCATAAATGGCGCCAGCAACCCGCTTGCCAGGGCCGGGGCGGGGCTTTGGGATCGGCTTCGTACTCATGGCTGGCGCTGCTCGAACAACAGAGGCTGAGGCGGCGGCAGCGGGATCTGGGGGGCTCGAAGGGTTGCGCTGATCCATGCGATGCAGACCACGCCGGCGAGGAACACTCCCCCGGTGAATGGGAGGGTCATGGCTGGGATCTTCCCTGCAGCGTGACGGCGCCACCCTTGCCGGCTAGCAGGTCATGGGCGCCAGAAATCAAACCCTCCAGCGCCTTGAGACCGCGCCACAGGTCTCGCGTTGCAAGCCGCTGGGGGTGATCAAACGGCAAGGCTATTCGGGCGTTATACGCGGACTGAAGTTCGTCAGCCACTACGGTTTGGGCATCGATTGCCCGTTGGAGCAGCTCGCGGTGCCGGGGGTCGGTGATCATGGGGATGGGGGGCGCACGGGTGTGGCGCGTTTCCAAAACTTACCACGGTTTGCCGTGGTTTGCCGTGGTTTGCCGTGGTTTGCCACGAAACAACCCCACCCCATGACAATCTGTGAACCGTCACACCCCTAAGGCCACGTGGCGTTATCTACCGATTACATTCTGTTCGCCGGGGCGGAGATCCCCGGACCCAATCGCACCCCGCAGCATGGACTACGAACTGCCTCACGCACACGCCTCCAACGCAGCTGATGAGCTGAAGGCCCTCCAGGCCACCGACCTTTGGCGAGAGCTACCAGCCGATGCGCAGATTGCACTCTCCAAAGCGCACGGCATCTTGATCGGACTGACCGGCGCCATGGAGGCCGCCAGCCTGGTCTGATCGCTCCCCCACCATCGCCAGCCGGCTATAGGCGTTAAACCGAGCCGAACCGCCCCCAGTAGTCCGGGGGCAACCAACCACCTCCGCCCTTAGCCAGCCATGAAATTCAAAACCACGATCACTGGACGCACGCTTGCCGAGTCAGTTGAAGCCGTTGTAACCGCAGCAGATGAATTTGAAGCCCGCATCAAAGCGCTCCGCCGCTGGAGCAAAAACCGCCGTGTCTGCATGTTTCAGCCATACAACGCCCTGCCTGGGCAAGAGCCCTCCGGCCAGGCTGGTTATGGATATGAACGAGCAGCAGCATCCTCAGGATGCGACTACGCAGCGGCAACCAGCCTAATTCGGGTCTACATGGAGCCTTGCTAGGGCGTACTAACCCCCCAGCCCGCCGGGGCTTCCCGGCAACCAATCCATCCCCCCCTCAATCCCATGACCAAATCTCAAACCCTTCACCCCACTGCAGCGGCGGCACGCATCGCCCCCCTGCTGCTGGCCCTGGCCGGCCTGGCCATTGCAGCCGGGGGCCTCTGGCTCTGGCGCCATCGCCGGCAGATCGGCGCGGCGCTGATCACAGCAGCCGCTGCCGCCTACTCAGCCGGGGCATGGGGCCGGCAGCAGATCGAAGCCCTGGCCGCTGACTCGGCGCGGCGGCTACCCAGCCAACCAGTTGCGGCGGTGGCGCCGATCACGGCCACCATCGCAGCGGCCTGGGGGCTGGTGGATCGGGGCACCATGACCCGAGCAGAGCGGGCCCGCCGTGCCCGGCTGGCGGACATTGCCAGCGCCTACGACTTGGAGCTGCGCGATCTGCTGCGACCCATAAAGAATTGTTACTCCGCTGCAGCCTTTGCAATTGAACCAATCGAACCAGGCGAAGAACTGCTGTCACCTATCAGGTATCGCCGTTCCGTTTCGGCCAGCGCAATCGAACCCATGCGGTTTCAGGCCGTGGTTCGCGTAGATAAAGGGAGGTTTTTGGCCATGGCTGGAGGAAGGCGCCTCAATGCCTGACCCCAACACCCCAGAGCCCAATCCTGCAGCCTGGCGCCAAAACCTCTACCGACGCCGCAATGAAGGCATGGCACCAGGTGGCCGGCGAATCCCGTGCGAAAACTGCCCTCGATCGCACACCGGCACCCATGGCCTGCTCTGCTGGGAGTGTGCCCGCAAAACCCCAAAGGGCCGGGCAACCGTTGCCCGGCTGGTGTGGGAGCATCGCCAGCGGAAAAAGGCAAAGGGCAAAGGTGACAATCCGTAAAGCGTCACAACCTTAGGGCGCTGGGGCGTTATCTACCGATTACATTATGGGGACAGGCAAGGGGGAACCCGAGCCGCCACCCCTCACCGCCAGCCATGACCGCTTCTTGCCCTTGCTTTGTCGTTTTTGGTGCTCGCCCAGTCTTTGGCCAAGACGGCACTTATCAACCATGGGAAATATTTGGTATTGGCACTACTGAATCTGAAACAAAGACAATTGGTTTTCAAGTTTTAACGGCAGGCTGCAAACTTGCTTTGCGCAAAACAGGCGAAGGCTTTCCCGAAGCATTGGATTGCATGATTGACTATTCCAATTTTGCCGCCTAACCCCCCAGCCTGCCGAGGCTTCCCGGCAACTAATCCATCCTCTCACCAGCCGGTCATGCCTGAAAAACGCTTCTTCCCCATCTCCTGCCGCTCTCTCTACTGCGGTGAAACGACCTGTCCCGCTACCTGCCCCAACCTGCCCGACCTGACCGCCTTCAACGCCTGGAAACGGCGCACTGGGGCAACCCAGCCAGACCCGATCTGGAGCCCTACGTGTTGGCAAGCTGCTGCTTGACCCCTGCCCGCTGGCCCTGACCCTCGGCCAGCCTGCAGCGCTCACCTGCTATCCACCATCGACACCATCAAACGCCATGACCACTACCACCATGCAAGCATCCGACTGGGAAAACATCGCCCGTTGCGCCCATGCTCGCTACGAAGCTCTTTACCACGAAGCAATGGAGACTGGGGAGAAGACGTTTTATTTTCACCGCACTTTCATCACCTGGGGACCATTACATGACCGTGCTGTGCGAGAACTTGAAACCTGCCTAATGGCGCGACTGGTGGCATCCAAGTACTCCAATGCCTGACCCCAACCTGACCACACCGCCCAATTCCCATCACACCATGAACGAGCCAACCCCTGTCACCCTGCCCACGATCCACCTAAATGGCACCGGCGCCGCCAACCTGGAGGCCGAGTATCAAGCCGTCCGGAAAGCAGTTACGGCTACAGAAAAATTGCTGCAGGTTGCAACCTGCAACCTGAGAGATTTCTACCCTCAGGAGCCCGGTGCCTGGCAACGCGCCCGAGACGAACGGACCGAAGCATTCCGCCTGCTGCAGTTGGTGTCGAACTATGCCGAGCAGTGGGAGGCGCATGCTGCCGAAGCCTTGCGAGAACAACGCATTCGCAACCGTGAGCGTGCAAAGATCATCGCAATGGTCGATCATGCCGAATCGCGGGACAGGCACCGCGATCATTCCAAAGACGACGACTGACCACATCGCCCCCATCCGGGGGCTTTTTCATGGCAAGCATCAAATTCAGTCATCCGGAATTTCCGGACAACTGAACTGCTAGGCCTTCAGCTCGCCCGCTCTAGCCAGTCCTCATCGGGCGGGAAAACCTCATCAAGCGACGGCCAAGGGCGCGTGAAATACTCAGGCACCGGGAGGCGAGGCCGCTGCGGGCAACCCAGCAGCCGTGCCTGAAGCTGGGCACGCTGCTGAGCTGTCAGCAGGTGGTGGATCGGATCGAGCACTACGGCATCGGGCCCTGCCGTCCAGTCAGGCCACCGGCCACAGCCGTATTCCCACCGAGCCCCACCAGGGGCCAGGGCCACTGCCAGGCGGTAGAGCACCCCCAGCTGCCACCAAACCGCAAACCGCCAGCCGTCGCCGGCCCAAACCTGCTGCCGGTCAAGGGGCTCGTCAGCCCGCACCTTCCAGGCCTCAACCGGCACGGCGCCAGATACCACGGCGAGCAGGGCCGCTGCCACTGCATCCCCGCTAGGGGGTGGCGGACCCTGCGGGGTGGTGTCTGGGGGCTCTGGTGTGGCCCTAGGGGTGGTGGGCTTGCGGCGTCGGGCTGGGGGTTTTCTGCTGTCAAAGTTCATCAGGCGGGCTGACACGCCACCAAGCGTTTGTGATGTTCTGCCCAGTGTCACGCACGCCACGCCATTGAGTGTTCTTGGGATTGGCCACACTGCGCAGCCTGGCAAGCCCGCCGGGCTCAATCTTGTCTACCGTCCAATCTTTCAGTCGCGGTGATCGCCAAACGTCGCCAAGGCGGAAACGGTCGGCAGGTGGTGGGGTTTCGGTCATGGCTCAATCCTCAATTTGCATTCAAACGCAATGACCGCCGGCGGCTCGATCACCCCATCAGCGGGATCCGGCCTAACGCGGCGCAGGCAATCGGCGCAGCCATAAGCCCAATCAAACTGCCCATCCTCCTGGACGCCGGCACCGGGGCAGCCGAGCACCTCCCAGCCGTGGGCGCGAACGTGGGCGGGACTCCAGCCCCAATGCCAAAATTTCAGCCGACCAGCTTTGCGCATGGCCTGCATCCTGGCCTTGATTCGGTGCGATTGCCCCCCGGCGACGGCCACCAGAACGGGGCTGTTTGTTGGATGCTTGTCTCGATCGCGCAGATCGCGCCAAACCAGCCAGTCCAGCTCGTCGTTTGAGACGGGATCAGACATGGGGCCTCCGCAGCTCCCGGCCAACGGCCAGCGCGGCAGCCTCCTGCCCTGGGTCAATCGGTGGCCACATTCGCTGGTCTTGCGTGCGCTCCAGGGCGTTCCATCCATCTTGGATGGACGGCTCGGTGTCGGGCTGGTGACACCCAACCCCATCAAGCAGGTCGGCAGTGGTGTTGCTGCCCCCGTGGCGCTCACGCAGCCAGTCGGCAATTTCGTGGGCAACACCAGCGGATCGACGGCGGCACTCGCCGCATGGGCCAATTGGGCAGCCGGCTGCGCCATTGATACTGACGCATATCGCCAGGGCGAGCCGATCCGAGAGGGTGGGATCAGCCATGGTGCCCTTCCAGCTCGGTGGCGATGGCTGCCAATTGGCGGCGATCGTGGCTCAGGTGATGGGCAGCGGCGTAGAGGGCAGCGGCCAATGCCTGGGGCCAGTTGTCTCCACAGCGGTCAAATGCATTCAGTACCGCCTGCGCGGCGGGGCTCAGTGCATTGGGGGTGCTCATGGCTTCTCGTTGGGCGATGGAATCGGCGCCACCGGGGCGGGCGGCAGCGGGGTGAAGTGGGTGTGGTAACCGGGCCAGTCGCTGTCGTTGGGGGTGCCTGAGTATGGGGGCTCAACAACGGGGAACCGCCACCAGAGGACCGGGCCGTCATCCTCGTGGTACTGCTCGCCGGGGATGGCGACCTCTGGGGCCAGCGCCTGGCGGGCCTGATGGATGGCCTGATACCAGTCGGCAGTCCACTGCGGGTCGGTCCCAATCACAAGCCCCGTAGGCGCCTGTTCGCTCACTCCGACCAACCGGGCTAGTGCTTCACGGGCGGAGGGGGTGCTTATGGCCCAACCTCCCGGTCCACCGGCTCAACAGCCTGGCGCAGCAACCTAGCCTCCACATCCTTGGCCCATCGCCACGGATTCTGGCCGGCCTCTACGCCAGCATTAAACATGCCGCACAGCATTGAATACAGCTCGATTCTGTCTGTAATGTTTAGATCTAAATCGAGTTTGCGAACTTCCATCTGTCGATCAAACCACAGCTCAAACGCCGTGAAGTCCCGCCAATGGTCGTCTACTGCATCACCTGGGCCCCATGGGCAGACCGGCCATGCTGCAGTTACATCGGGCCAGGATTCACGCCAACCACAACGACCAGGATGGAAAATGGTGTTGAACTGGCCGGCAAGGGCAAAGATGCCGCTACAGCCGCTGTTGTCCCACCAGAAACGACCAATCCGGCCGCCGTCGGAGTCGATTTTGAAGGTCATGGCCTCCCCCGGCTAACTGCCACACCATTTGAGATCGGGACGGGGTGGGCCCGCATCCACTCCTCTGCGATCTGAGCGATCTCAGAGCCTGGCAGCGGGTGCCACATAGTTTTGGTCCACCCGGTTCGGGCTGACCACCGGCCATGCTTCTCCTTGACCCTGCCGTTGCGGGTCAGGGTGGCTTTCACATTCCAGGTGCCAACCCCTGGGGTGGCCGCCATCGTCAGCTTCCAGACGAGGCCGTCTTCAAAAGTGACGCGTTGGTTTTCACAGATGGTGTGGGTCATTGGGCGCCTCTTCCATAAGAAAAAACAAGGGTAAATTGTGTAAAGAAAAAGCCGGGGACTTACTGGTCTGCGCTTGTTACCGCCCACCTCCAGTGACGGCTGGCGCCAGCGGTAAACCTCGACGGGTCCCGTTGCAGGCAAGAGGCCGTGTTTGAGCTACCGCCAGGGCCGGGCAGTAGACGGCGTTGCCAGGGAGCGCATATCCGGGAGCCATGAACTGCCCGCCATGCCCCGAGTTGAAACAGCCCCAGACGGGGCACAAGAGCTAGAGCATGGCGGGACCTCACGGATCGGTAGCTGGCGGCCAGGGTGAGGTTGGCGGCCATAGGTGAACCATAGCACCCCTGACGCGGATCTGATGCGGATCTGATGTAGATTGATCAAACCCGCTGCCGCAGATGTCCCGCGCAACCCTGACCTTTCGACCGTCTGAAGACCAGCGCCACTGGCTAGACGCCAAGGCGAAGGCCCTGGGCATCCCAAAGACGACCCTGATGCAGCTGCTGGTTATTGACGCGATGAAGGCTGAGGCCGCCACCAGCCATAAGGGCAAGCCTTAATGGGCGACAAACAAAAATTGATCCCCAGCAGTAGGCGCAACCCTTGCCCTGTTTGCGGTCGAACGAAGGACGGCGACTGCCGTGTGTCATCCGACGGACTGGAGGTGATCTGCCATCACCCCAAAGACCACCGGCCCGGTGAGGTGGTCACAGGGGTAGATGAGGGGGCTTGGGCATTCACCGCCAATACCAGCGACGGCAGGGCAGGCCATTACACCCTCGACAAACCACGCGACGGGGCCCAGCGCCTCCCCCGGCGATCGATCCAACACAGGCCCACCGAACCACCGCGGACACCGCCGGCGCCTTTGCCTGACCGGCCCCCGGCCCTGGCCAGGATGACCCCCAGGGAGCCTGCTGGCAGCCCATACCGCTATGGGCCCACCCAGTTGGTTAAACGGGTGGCGCTTTCTGACGGTGACAAGGCGTTCTACGGATTTCATTTGCTGGATGACAAATGGGAGAAGGGCGCCGGCCCTGACCCGTGGCCCGTTTTCAACCTGGCCGACACGATCGGCGCCGATGGCTGGATTCTCGAACCCGAGGGCGAAAAATGCGCGGAACTCTGCGCGGCAGAGGGGGTGGTCAGCATTTCCCAGCCAGGCCATGCCCACACCATTGAGCAGATCGTGCCCCGCTACCAAGCGCTCAAGGCTGGTGGCTGCCCAGGGCTGATCTACCTCCAAGACCATGACGGCCCTGACCGGCCGGTGCACCAGCAGGAGGGGCGACGGCGCGCCGAGAACGCAGCCGAAGCCGCAGCGCAGGCAGGGCTGCCCATGATCGTGATCCCGGCGAATGACCTATGGCCTGGCCTCCCTGATGGCGGCTCCATTGACGATGCCCCAGACGGTCCCGAGAGCGCGATCCTGGACATCATCGAAGCGGCCACCGAGGCCTACTGGACGCTGGTTGAGGTTCAGCAACAGGAGCAGGAGCCAGGGCCCCAACGATCAGAGCCCCCACGCGATCAGCAGATTCAATTACTACTGGACACCCTCCTCGACCTGAAACTTGAGCCGGCCGACCAATGGGCACAAGAGCAGGCGATCAGGGCCGAGCTATTCGCCCTGGGGGTCAGGGGCGATGCCATAGACGATCGGATGATGGTGGCCCTGGCTGCAAGGTGGGGCCTACCCCTGCAACAGGGCCACAGCGGGCAACGCCGGGGGCGATCGATCACCGATCCCCTCGACTCACCTGCAGAGGATCTGCTGCCAGGCTTTTTGTTGTGGCGCCGGGACCATGTGCTTTTCGGTGCGGGGGGCGCCGGCAAGACCATGGCCGCAGCTGCAATGGCCGCAGCCGTCATCAAAGGCATGCCGTTTCTTGACCAGGAAATTCCCGTTGATCCCGGCCGGCGCGGCAAGGTCCTATGGATCGGCACGGACGCCGGCGAGGGGGCCAGGGCCATGGTTCTCGAATACCTCGAAGACCTTGGGGTGGCCGACGATCCCGAGATCATCAAAAGCCTATCGATCTGGACCGCTGAGGCCGGCGATCACATGCCGCCCTGGTGCTGCTCCCCCAGGGGCTTGCTTGAGTTGCGCGATGAACTGGAGCTTGGCGGTTACAGCCTGGTGATTATCGACAGCCTTAAAGCGGTCTTGGAATTGGCCGGCATTAATTTCGGAATTGGTCCCGTTGGCACGTTGATGAGGTTCATGCAGGCCCTAGTAGGCCGGCATTGCTCCCTGGTGTGGCTTCATCACCCTGCAGGCGGCAAGGCCGCTGGCAAAGGCGTACAGGCCGCTGCAGGCTCCCAGAACATCAACCAGATCCCCAGCGGTGTCCACCAGATAACCCGGCACACAGGAGAGCGAGGCAGCTGCAACGAGTGGTCGGTTTTGAAGCTTCGCGGCAGCCAGTCCCGCGATTTCAAGTACCGCCTTGGGCCCGAGGGGTTTGAGGTTAGCGACGGAGAGATCACCGGGAACGCTCGCTGCGCCCTCCTGGATCGCCTGGAGCTGCGCGAGGCCAGCGGTAGGCCCACCGACACCCGGATGTTGCTTGATGACCTCCAGGGGGTCTCTGAGGCCACGGTGCGCAACAACCTGACCTGGCTGCGAAAGCAAGGGCTGATCAAAAAAGCGGGGAAGGCCTGGAAGCTGACAACCGTTGGCCGCAATGCTCCTCGATATGCCTTGTAAGGATTCTGTAATGAACCAAATCTCAACTTCTTACCTCCCCCCCCCATACTGTTTTTTCTTTTTAGAGGGATTTCGGGAAAAAATCCCTGAGATCGTTTGCAGTGCAAAAGATGTCAGGTTTACCAAATCGGGAATTTTGCGGGAATTTTGCGGGAATTTCTCAAAGGGCAGGATTTCGGAAAATCCCGATCCCCAAAGAAAATCCCGGAAAATTCCCGATGTTTTGAACCTCTAAACCATTGCTATGACTGCGATTTGCCGGATTTTATCCCGATCCCTGTGTTTTTTATTGGGGGGGGGGGGTGATTTTAAAAAGCTTGGCCTCTCTCGACCCCTTTTCCAGTGCCAACACCCCCACAAGCAGCCATGACCCAACCAGCACCCAAGCGCGAACAAAGGCGATGGACACCAGAAGACATCGAGATCCTCACCGATCTCACCGGGGAGCTGCCCTGGCTCATTTGGCGTAGGCTGGCGTGATGGTGAACCCTTCCAAGGCAAAAGGCGACAGAGGGGAGCTGGAAGCCGCTGCGATCTGCACCCAGCTGTTCGGCCTGCCAGTGCGCAGAAAGCTCGGGGCTGGGCGCCAGGATGACACCGGAGACTTGGAAGGGCTGCCGGGGCATGTGGTGCAAGTGGCGAACTGGAAGGACATTGCCGCAGCACTGAGAATTAAGCCCAGAGAGGCTGAGCAACAGCGCATCAATGCTCAGGCAGAGCACGCTGCCACCCTTATCAGGTTGCGTGGGGGGGAGTGGCGCGTGAGCCTCACCCTGGAGCAGTGGGCGCGCTATCTGCAGGCTATGGGGTTGGTTGAGGGATAGATGGGCACCAACGAGTTCATCAGGGTCAAAGTTGAAGGCATTGGCCAGCTAGAGAAGATGCGGGCTTTCCTTGATCCTAAATTGTTTCAAAAAGCAACAAGGGCAGGGATCTTGGCTGCTGCCACGTCCGCCAATAAGCAGGCAGGTAAAAGTATTAGCCAAAGATATAACATTGGATCAAGACGTATCACGCAAGACGTAAGTCTATTTACACGTCTGGCGAGCAGGGGAGAAGCAACTCTCACATTTGCAGCACGCGCCCCAACTCTTAGCCAGTTCGGGTTTAGGCCCGGCACCCGCGCCACGGGGCTTCCAGGGCTAGGCCGTGGCCGTGGTTGGGGGAAAGCCACCAAAAGGGGCAGACCCGGGCGGGCCAGCATCCTGCGCGGCCAGCGCCAGGACTACCCAACCACTTTTATGGCCATGGGCAGGGGTGGCGTCATGCTGCCCTTCAGGGTCGGGAACAAGCGCAAGCCTGACGGCAAGAGGCGGTTGCAGGCTGTCTACGGGCCGTCGGTGGCACGCATGTTTGACAAGGGCGAGCACAGCAAATTGATCCAGACAGAGATCAACATCGAGATCAACAGATCCTTCATAGCGGGCTACAAGCGTGCCCTGGACTCCGCCGCCAGGGGCTATGGGGGGCGATGATGCGCGGCTTTGTCATAGCAAGGGATCTGAGCAAATCTCAGTCATACCAAGGGTTTTGGGGGTATTGCCTCAAACCTCAGTCATACCAAGGGGTTTGGTGAGAACCCAGTCATACCAAGGGGTTTGGGCTTGGGTCCTCCCGAACGACACATACCGAGGGAACCACGAAGCCGCGATTTATCTGTTGATAACGCTTCGCAATAAGGTTGCGTCTTGCCAGGGCCTGGCCTAAACCCCAGTCCTGGCCAGGGTTGCAGCAAAGACGCAACCCAAAACGCAACCCAAAACGCAACCCTAAGTAAACTGGTTGCAATGCCAACACCAATTCGCAGCCGCCAAGGGGCGGAAATGATCGAGACGGCGGTGGGGCCGGTAAGAAAGTGCAGTCGCCAAAATCTGGACAAGCTGTGCCGAGAGGGCGCCCTCCTGGGCAGCCCCTGCATCCTCAGGGCCAAGCCCCTGCTGCTCGATGCTGACATCTTGCTGGATGAGTACCTGGCCAGGGTGGCACCGTTTCAATCCGAGGCCAAGCAGCCCACGGCCAAGCGGGCTCAGCAGCCAGCAAGGCCCAGGCCATCCCGTACCCCGGTCACTGACCTCGCCGACGATTTCCCAGAGCCTGAAGAAATCCCCAGCTACAACGACAGTCGGGCTCGATCCGAATTCGAGAAGGCCAATATCCTGGAAATGGACCGCAAGGCCAAGGCGAACACACTGCTCCCCCGCGAGGAGGTGGGGCAGGCCTGGGACGCAGCGGTCAATATCACCCGCACCGTTTTGTTGGGGGTGCCGAGCAAGGCAAAACAAAGGATCCCGCACCTGACACCTGACGAGGTGGCGGTGCTGATGGACCTGATACGCGAGGCCTTGAGTGGTCTCGCTGCGGGCGACGTAATGGAGCTCTACCCAGAGTTTGAGCCTTGACACTGCCAGCGGTGCAGGACCTGACGCGGCGCATCCTGGGCGGCTTCAAGCCACCTCCGAAGCTCCGGCTATCGGAATATGCGGACCAACCGGCCACAGTCGATGGCGGCGCGGTGATGACCGGCAACGCAGCAGAGAAGGGCCAGTGGCGGACGCTGCCGTATCAGCGGCCGATCCTGGATGCGTTCACTAACCCCAATGTTGAAACGGTGGTTTGCCTGAAGTCGGCTCGCGTCGGCTGGACAAAGATGCTGGGCGTTGTTGTTCAGTATTACTCGCACCATGATCCATGCCCGATCATGATTGTGCAGCCAGTAAAGGAAGACGCTGAAGGGTATAGCAAGGAAGAAATCAAGCCATTATTTGAGGATACGCCAGCGCTGCAGGGGCTGATAACTGAATCCAAAGCACGCAACACCAGCAGTAATACGATCCTACTGAAGCAGCTTAGCAATGGCGGTTTAATAGATATAGTAAATGCTGCCAGTGGGCGGGCCTTTCGGCGCAAGTCTAGAAAGATTGTTCTCTTTGATGAGTTTGACGCTTATCGCAGAATTGACGAAGGAGACGTTTACAAGCTAGGCCGCAACCGTGCTGATTACTACTGGGACCGCAAAATAGGCGTAGGCAGCACACCGATATTCAAGGATGGGCGAACAGAGGAATTATACAAGAAATCAGATCAGCGAAAGTTCTTTGTCCCTTGCCCATTTTGCAATCACTATCAAATTTTGCGATGGGATCAAATGATAAAAAAGGGCGAATTTATTGCCCATTACGAATGCGAAAATTGCAAAAAGCCGATCCCGCACAGCAAAAAACGCTGGATGGTTGAGCGCTGCGAGGATCGCCCGACCGCTGTTGCCCAGGTTCCTGGCCTTATTGGGTTTCATGTGTGGGCGGCCTACAGCTATTCACCTGCGGCGGACTGGGCAATTCTGGTTCGTGAATACGACGAGGCCTTGGAATCGTTGCGCAAGGGCGACCCAGAGCCGATGCAGACCTTCAAAAATACGGTGCTCGGCGAAGGTTGGGAGGACTCGCAGGCCGGCAAGGTCTCGGCCGACAACCTGGCCAAGCGCCGGCAGTCTGTTGATCTGGGCAATGGCTATTCGATTCTTGGCGAAGACTTCACCCTGACCGGCGTGCCTAATGGCGTGCTGTTGATCACCGCTGGAGTGGACACCCAGGGCGGTGGCGGCACGGCAAACGAGCGGCTGGTGGCCACCGTCTGGGGCTGGGGCGTTGGGGAGGAGGGCTGGCACCTGGGCCATTGGGACATCGATGGCGACCCCCAGGACAAAAATACCCTCGCGCAATTGGACCGGATCGCCGAAACCAAATGGATTCGAGAAGATGGGACCGTGCTCAAGTTGGCGCGAGGCGGCATTGATGAAGGTGGCGATGCAACCAGTTGCCAAGCGGTCCGCGAGTTTTGCTCAACCCGTAAGGACACTTGGGTGCCAGTTCGAGGGGCTCCGCAAAAGGGCAAACCACTGTTAGGCAGGGGCGTGCCGGTAAGTATCAACCGCAAAAACAAGCCGATCGTAAAAAACGGGGTCAACCTGTTTTTTGTGGGCTATGACGAAAGCGTCAAGTCATTGCAGTATCGGTTGGGAGTTGAGACCGTGGGCCCTGGCTACCTGCATTTTGGCCTGTGCACAACTGATCAATTCTTGGCGGAGCTGTTCCCTTGGAGGCGGATGCCGCGGCGGAGCAGGAGCCAGATCAGCTATCACTGGGAGGCACCAACCGGGGCGCGAGATGAGGGGGGCGACTGCACTCGCTACGCCTATGCGGTGCTGCAGCTGGTGTCCCGCCGCTACACCCCAGGCACCATGTGGGCCCAGCTCGCCCGCAGCCTGGGCACCCAGGCGCCGGGGACGGGAGGGGGAGGGGGAGGGGCTAATAGGTTTGGCACTGGCGGGCGCTTTGGGTGAGTATGATGCTAGGCATGGCAGGAATTACGCTCGCTATCGCCACTGCGCGGCTCGATGATTACCTCGATGCCGAGGTCAAGGTATTGGGTGGTCAGGAAAAAAAGATGGGAGATCGAATGCTCAAGCGTGCGGATTTGGCAGAAATTCAGGCAGGGATTCAGATATGGGATCGCAGAGTGCAGGAGCTGAGCAGCCGGGCTAATGGCCGTGGCCGGGGATTCACCCCTAGGCCTAACTTCTGATGGCAAAGCGTCGCAACAAAAAGCCCTTGCTGACCCAGGGCCTGCCCGCCGACCTTGACCGTTTGGGCCATGGCGGGATGATGGCGTTTGGCGGCATGACCGGCACCAGTAGAATGGCCCGGTCGCCACGGTTTGCCAACTGGCGTCCACAGCTACTGGATGCAGACGGTGAGGCCGAGTATGAACTGGCTGATCTGCGCGCATTCTCCAGGGATCTGGAGAGGACCGCACCGGTAGCGACTGGGGCGATCGAGACAAGGGTTTCGCACATTGTTGGAACCGGCCTCAGCCTGCAAAGCCGAATCGATGCCAAGGAGCTGGGTTTGTCGGATGAACAGGCCAGCGAATGGCAGAGTATGACTGAGCGGCGGTTCGGAATGTGGGCAAAATCGCAGTATGCCGATCGCCATGGCGAGCTGTGTTTCTATGAGCAGCAGCAGCTGGCGTTGCGTTCGCACGATTCCAGTGGTGATGTGTTTGTACTGCTTGGCGATAAGGGCCGCGAGGATTGGCCGTTTCGGCTGACGATGCAGATTGTTGAGGCTGATCGGGTCAGCAATCCAGATGGACGGATGAATACCGGCACGCTGATTGATGGCGTAGAGCGTGATGCCGACGGCGAGCCAGTGGCGATTCAGGTTTCTCGCTACCACCCAGGCCGGCTGATCCCTCGAACCGCCAACACATGGGAGCGGATCCCGTACCGGGGCAGCTCTGGCCGTCGCAATGTCCTGCACCTGAAGGAAATGAAGCGCCCCGGCCAAACCCGTGGGCTGCCGATCCTGGCCCCGATCATTGCCACAATCAAACAGATAACCAGGTACACCGACGCCGAAGTGGACGCGGCAGTGAACAGCGCAGCGCTGGCGCTGTTTATGCAAATGGACCCAGAGGCGTTTTCAGACTCGACTATTTTTAGCGATGAAGAACGAAAAAGGATGTTGGCCGCGGCTAATTGGGACGGCACGATCGAAAGCGGCCGGGCCGTGAACCTGATGCCAGGCGAAAGCATTGTCAGCCCAACTCCTGGCCGTCCAAATCCAAACTTCGATCCATTTTTTGGGGCGATGCTAAACATCTGCTCCATGGGCCTGGGGATTCCTAAGGAGGTGCTGGCCAAGGCCTTCAACGCCTCCTATTCCGCCAGCCGTGCTGCATTGATGGATGCCTGGCGGACTTGGCAAATCAAGCGCGTCTGGTTGGCCCAGCGGCTATGCCAGCCCGTTTATGAAGAGTGGTTGGCCGATGCCGTGGCACTGGGGATCATCCAGGCGCCAGGCTTTTTTGCTGACCCTTTCATCAGGTATGCATGGAGCCAGACCAGCTGGTGCGGCGATGGCCCTGGGGCTCTCGATCCGTTGAAAGAGGCCATGGCGGCAGCCAAGCGCATGGAGGAGGGCATCACCACCCGAGCTGAAGAAGTTGTGGCCTATGACGGCGGCGACTGGGAAACCAAGCACCGGCAAAGCGCCAGGGAGATGGCGGCCAGGGTGCGTGATGGTCTGCATATGCCTGCCGTTGCGGTTGCGGTGCCACCACCTGACCCAAACAGCACTACCGATTAGATTGGGCCCATGACAGTTCTTGATGTCCTAAATGCACCCTGGGCGATCCTGCCCAACCGCCTGGAAGAAATCCAGGGGATCTACGCGGCCCGCTGCCGTGGAGAAGAACTGGACATTGCGGCAGTAGAGGCCAGGATCGGCCGGCCACTGGGTACTGAGCAGCAACAGGGCTATGAGGTGCGGAACGGCGCGGCATTGATCCCGTTGCATGGCGTACTGGCCCAACGGATGAACCTGATGACCAACATGTCAGGTGGCACCAGCACCGAGCTGTTTGTTCGTGATGTTCAGACCGCAGCGGCAGACCCCACCGTCAAGGCCATCATCCTGCTGGCGGACACCCCAGGCGGCACCGTGGCTGGCACTCAGACGGCTGCGGCGGCGGTGCGGGCGGTGCGTGGTGTGAAGCCGATCGCCACCATGGTTCAGAGCCTAATGGCCAGCGCTGGAGTCTGGATAGGCTCTGCCACTGACCTGACGGTATTGGACTCTGGAACCGCTCAGGTTGGCTCAATCGGTGTGGTTGCGACCCATGTGGACGTGAGCCAGCGAGAGCAGGCGATGGGGGTCAAGACCACCGAGATCGTGGCCGGCAAGTTCAAGCGGGCGGCATCGCAGTATGGCCCGCTGACCGAAACCGGCCAAAAAGTAATCCAGGATCAAGTAGACTATTTGTACTCGCTGTTTGTCACTGATGTTGCTGCCAACCGTGGGGTATCGGTTGAGCGTGTTCTCGATGACATGGCTGATGGGCGAATGTTCATCGGTCAACAGGCAATTGATGCGGGCCTCGCGGACCAAATCAGTAGCCTGGACATGCTGATAGCTCAACTCACTGCAACCCCTGGCGCCTCCACTGGTGGGCGCTCTGCCCCATCCACCCAGCCCCCCGCCCGTTTTGCTATGGATGAAAATCAACCCACGCCCCAGACCACTGCCGAATGGCTGGCGGCTAACCCCGAGGTCGTCGCATCATTGCGAGCCGAAGGTGCTGCCGCCGAACGCCAGCGGATCGCCGATGTTCGCGCCCGGTCACTACCTGGCCATGAAGCGCTGATTGACCGCCTGGCCGCTGATGGTAGAACCAGCGGACTCGAAGCGGCCGACGCTGTTTTAGCCGCCGAAAAATCCAGCCTGGCCAATCGCGCTGCTGTTCGGATAGTAGACGCTGCGCCTTCGGTGTCATACGCTCCAGCCCCTGAGGCGTTAAGCGAGGCAAAAACGCCCGAAAAAATTGAGCCTACCGCCATCGAAATGGCCAACAAGGCTAAGGATCTGGTGGCCAAAGCCAAGGCTGATGGCCGGACGCTTTCCGCTACCGATGCCGTGGCTCAGGCCCGGCGCGAACTCATTCAATCCTGAGGCTGTTGCCATGCGTAACCAAGGACTAGTTAAGGCCTTTGTGGCTGGTGCCGCCATTAGCCCCAATCGCTTTTTGAAGTTTGGCGCTGATGATCACACTTTGATTCAAGGCGCTGCTGCCGGTGATTCTATTTTCTGCGTTTCCGATGACGTGGGATGTGCAGAAGGTGAACGAATTGATGCTGTATTGACCGACATTGCCACTGTCGAGTATGGCGGAACTGTTACCCGTGGCGGCTTGTTAATGAGCGATTCAACAGGTCGAGCTATCGCCGCCACTGCGTCTGCCGGCTCAAATGTGCGAACCTGCGGCATTGCATTAGTTAGCGCTGTTGTAGGCGACAAAGGCCCGGTACTTCTTTCCCCCGGTTCTTTCCAAGGTTAATTCTTTCCCCCTGATGCACTAATTCAATGGCTTATCAGAACTTTCCTTTTCCGATTCAGCAAGAGCTTACAGCAATTGCTCTTGCTTACACCAACCGCGCTTACATTGCTGATGAAGTTTCACCGCGAATCCCGGTTGGCTCTCGGGAGTTTAAGTGGTTGAAGTACAACCGCGATGAAATGTTTACCGTACCTTCGACCTTAGTCGGTCGCAAAGGTGTGCCTAATGAAGTTCAGTTTGGCGCGACTGAAGTTGCTGGGTTTGTCAAGGATTATGGGCTTGACGACGTAGTGCCGCAAGACGACATTGACAACGCCCCTGAGGGCTACAACGTTGTAGGTCGCGCAGTCGAAGGGACTACCGAGCTGGTTGCTTTGGATCGAGAAAAGCGAGTAGCTGATTTGTATTTCAATGCAAACACTTATCCTGCAGCTAACCGCACTACCCTTAGCGGCACTTCTCAGTGGTCGGATTATACAAACTCTGATCCCTATTCTGCCATCATGGCGGCGCGTGACGGCATGTTGATGCCGTTTAACTACGGCGTGATAGGGCGTTTGGGTTGGTCTAAACTTCGGGTTCACCCCAAAATCACAGCGGCCCTGGCCCCATCCAGCACTGGAAACACTGGCACCAGTAACGCAAATGGCGCTCCGGCATCTGTGCAAGCCGTTGCCGAATTGCTTGAGCTGGATCGGTTGCTGATTGGCGAAAGCTGGATCAACACTGCTAAGCCCGGTCAAACTCCAACGCTGGTCAGGGTGTGGGGCAAGCACATGGCTTTGTTCCACAACAACCCATTGGCCTCTATTCGTGGTAATGCCATCACATTTGGCTTTACCGCTGAATACGGCAATCGGGTGAGCGGCAGTATCCCAGAGCCTAAGACCGGCCTGCGCGGCGCTCAACGGGTGCGGGTGGGCGAAAGCGTGAATGAACTCATTTGCGCTTCTGATGTTGGCTACTTTTTCCAAAACGTTGTCGCCTGATCATGCCTTCCTACACCGTTCTCAATGGCCCCGTTGACCACGACGGGGCCCGCTATGAAGATGGCGCCGAGATCCCCCGGCTAACCGCCGAAGAAGCCGCCACCCTGGTGGCCTTTGGGGTTATCGGTGCCACGCCCGAAGGCGGCAAGAAGGCTAAGGCTGCAGAGCCTGGCGACTGATGGCGTTTGACGATCTAGATGATTTTCTGGATTTGGACATGGGCGCTGTTCCCGTGATAGCCGGGGCTGTAACAGGCCTTGGCTATCTTGACTTGAACAGTGAAATTATTTTTGATGAAGGCGCTACGGTAATTGATTATTTGCTGACTGCAAAAACTGATTTATTTGGCAGCTTAAATTATGGGAGCCCAATTACGGTAGACGGCCAAACCTACAAAGTTGAGATGCAGCCCCAGCGCTTCAATGATGGCGCGTTTTGCAAGATTCCATTAGCCCGCACCACAGCCATAGCCATCCCCTTAGTCTCCCGCCTCCTCCGCACCGGCCCCGGCCAGTTGCTGGTTACCGGCTCCGGCCGTTCGCTGCAAACCCAGCCGTCCTAAGCCATGACCCAAACACCGATCACGATTTCCCAACTGCCGGACCTGGGCAGCGTCCAGGGCAGCGACCGCCTGGTGTTGGACCGCATCGGCGCGGCGGTAACGGCCGGGGCGTTTGTTGTTGGGCAAGCTTATCAAATTATCAGCGTAGGCAATACCTCTTTCACAGCAATTGGCGCCGAATCAAATACAGTTGGTGCTTATTTTGTAGCCACTGGTGCGGGCACTGGCACCGGCACGGCGGGGCCGATCGATACCGGGGATGCGCCACTGTCGGCGGTGGTGGCGTTAGCGGCGGCAGCTGCCCCTGTGCAGTCGGTTGCGCTGTCGGTTCCTAGTGGTTGGAGTACCAGCACTACCAACACGGGCGGCGGTGTCACGCTCACACTGGCCTTGCCGACCGGTTTCAGCCTGCCGAGCAACGCGAGTCAGGCCAACTGGGATACGGCCTACTCAATGCGCGGGCAGTGGACCGGCGGCGCCACCGGGCTCAATGCCGCCACTGGGCGCGCAAGTCTAGAGCTCGGCTCTGCGGCGCTGGCGGCAGCAGGAGATTTTGCTACCTCTGCCCAAGGGGTTCTGGCCGCGTCGGCAGTGCAGCCTCCAGGGCTGACCTCAACGCTTGCTGCCTACCTGACCACAGCCAACGCAGCCAGCAGCTATCAGCCTCTCTCCGCAAACCTGACGGCCCTGGCGGCAAACAGCGCGGCCTATTACCTGGCCCGAGGCAACCACAGCGGCACGCAGCCCCTGAGCACCATCAGCGGCCTAGGGACCGGGATAGCCAACGCCCTGGCGGTGAACGCCGGCGCTGCGGGGGCCCCCGTGCTGTTCGACGGGGCAGGGGGCACTCCCTCCAGCCTGGGCCTGTTGAACGCCACTGGGCTCCCCCTGGCGACCGGGGTGTCTGGGCTGCTGTCGATCGCCCATGGCGGCACGGGAACGGCCACCCCTGGGCTGGTGGCAGGCACACACGTGAGCATTGCCGGCACCTGGCCCAACCAAACAATCAGCGTCACGGGCGGCCATGGTGGCGGTGATGGCGGCACTGTTACCAGTGTTGGGCTGAGCTTGCCGGCCCTGTTCACTGTTACCGGGTCGCCCGTCACCACGTCCGGCACCCTGACCGCCACGCTGGCGGCCCAGTCTGCAAACCTGGTGTTAGCCGGTCCCGCGACCGGTACAGCAGCAGCCCCAGCGTTTCGGTCCCTGGTGGCTGGCGACATTCCGACGATCACGGCTGGCCAGGTTTCAGGTCTGGGCACCCTGGCCACCCAATCGGGCACCTTCAGCGGCACCAGCAGCGGCACCAACACAGGAGACCAGGACCTATCGGGGCTGGCGGTCAAAGCCAACAACCTGAGCGACCTGGTCAACACAACAACCGCGAGGGCTAACCTGGGCGCTGCTGCTGCCGCTGACGCTGTGACCGCTGTCGCCCACGGATCTAACGCCAGTACGGCGCGACCGTCAGGAGTGACGGCGGTTTACTGGATTGGGACAGTAGAGCCTGTTAATGCTGTGAACGGCGATCTCTGGATAGGTGACATCTGATGGGGCTAAAAGTAAAGGAAGCTGGCGTTTTCGTTGATGTTGGCAGTGGCGGCGGAACTACTCCCGTACCCGTAGACGACTGGGTGCGGCCGATCGCCTGGCCGACCATGCCAACGGTTTTGGCCAGTGAGCAAAAAATTGTCGGCATTTATGCTGTCTGGCCCGGTGATGGCACGGGAACTGGCGGGAACTTTTTTGCATTTAATGCACAAGGCGCATATACGATAAACTTTGGCGATGGCACCACTACAAATTTTGCAAGTAATACGCAGGCAAACTATGAATTTGATTTTAACAATGCGGCATTGGCGGGAACTGACAAGCCGGTAACTTTCACAGCAGCCACCAACGCGATAAACTTTACTGGCCATGGATTTCCCGCTGGAGCTATAACACAATTTTACAATATAGTTTCAACGACTGGGGTTGTAAAAAATCGCCGCTATTATGTTGTCAATCCATCCGCTAATTCATTTCAGATATCAGCTACATTAGGGGGTAGCCCTATTGCTTTGACCAATGACGGTAGCGCCACATTGTTGCCGTATAAAGTGGCGGTTGTCACTATCACCCCTCAAGCTGGCCAGAATTTAACAGTTGTAAATTTTCAGGCAAAAAATCCTACAACTAATCTTCAAAGTTATACTACTGGCTGGCTTGAGCTTGCTATTTCCGTTCCTAATGTTACTGGCAGCAGTTTTGCGCTAGGGGGAGTTGCTGTGGGCCACCGACTTGCGCAGCGTGTAAACGTTATTGCTTGCGGCGCTTTGTCAACTATGGCAAATATGTATAATGGTTTTATTGCTTTAGCTAGCGTTGCCCCGTTTCCAAGCTCAATATCTGGCGTTACAACAATGGCCAGTAAATATCAGAACTGTGTTGGATTAAAGCGCTTTCCCCCTTATACGGGTTCGGCTGCATCACTGACTACAACTGCGTTGAAATACTCAGGCTGTCAGTCCGGCGAAGATTTCCCGACACTTCCGGTTTCAACTGCTGCATTGTTAAACACGTCTTCAATGTATCTGAATTGCCAGTCGGCAAGAGAGCTGCCCGACCTCCCGACAACTGCGCAAATTACAAATCTTAGCAGCATGTATGGCGGTTGCGCTTTGCTTCAGGTGCTGCCAGTTCATAATATGTCTGGTGTAAGCATCTCTAGCAATGCCAGTAATTTTGTAGATGGCTGCGTATCGCTAAGCCGTGCCGCTATTTCTGGTATGCGGTTTTCGTTTAATATATCAAGCCGCAAACTTTCGGCAGTAGCGTTAAATGAAGTTTTCACAGGACTGCCGACCGTGACAGGGCAAACCATCACTGTGACGGGCAATTACGGAATCAATCAAGCGGGCTATAGTGCGTCCATTGCTACAGCCAAGGGCTGGACGGTGACAGCATGACCAACACAGCGGGATTCTACAAATTTACAGCCAACGAGCTGAGGTACGCTCCTACCTCAGTACATGCTCCCAACTTTACTTTAATTGCAGCTGATCACGCCAGCTACACTTATCCAGTCGAAGGATGGCGCTACTTTGATTCTTATGAAGCTGCTGAGAGTTACTTTGGGCTGAACGGGGCTAGTAACACGGACTGGCCAGGATTCCGGCAGGCGATCCTGACCGAGAACGGGTACTTGGCCGCAATGGCACGCGCCCGAGACTCCCAGGACGACGCCGCCTGGGCTGCGGTGACGTTTTCGCTGTCTCGCCTGGATCGGTTTCAAGACAAAGGAGATTTTGCCGAATATTTACAGGGCTTAGTTCTAATCGTTTCGGTACAGCCCGAGCAAGAGAAAGGGCCTTTAATTCAGGAATTTCTAGACTTGGCCGTGCGGTGCAATCTACCAACGGCATTCATAACTGCCCTGAATGAGGCTATAATCGCCATGACTCCGCCTAGCGCCTAGCCATGGATTTATGGGATGTCGTTGCCATGACGGCGCTGCACCTGGCCCTGTTCCTGCCGGCGTGGTGGGTGCTGACTGCGGATCCCGCTATGCGCCGCTGGCTGGCTGAGAGGCTGAAGCCATGAGCGAAGAGCACCCCAGTCCTGACGGATACATTCCGCTAAGCGCGATTAGCGGTTTGCTTGATATGTTAAATCGGGCTTGTAATGAATTTTCAGAAGTCAAGAAAGAACTCAAGGAAGTTACGTCTATAAAACACGATTTAGCAAGCGTACGCGAAAGCCAAAAACGGACGGAGTCTGCAATATTAGAAATCAAAAGAGAGCATGAGGACTCCAAAAAAGAACACGCTCAAGGATTAAAAGGGCATGACTTACAAATTCTTTCGCTTCAGAAAGATGTAGACGCCTGTCAACAGAGTAACAAGGACATGTTAACCGCCGTTAAGGGTTTACAGGATAACATGAGCGGCATATTTATCAAAATGGCTTTTTGTAGTGGCGGGGCGTTGCTGGCTGGCTGGCTGATAATGCAGGCGATAGCCATTTGGGATAAAATGCCTCACCCCAAAACCGCCAGCCTGCCACCTATAACCATGCCGAAGGAACAAGTATGAACTGGTTTACCGCCCTGCTGATCACTGGCTACATCGGGGTCTGTGAGGCCAGGGTCCCGAGCCCGTTCCAGGCCTGCGAGAGCCGCTGGAACTGGGCCCTAGGTGTGCTGGTGCCAAGCCCTATCCAGGGGGCCATCCCTGCGGTTGGCAACCTGCTGCGCGGCCGGCGGCGACATGACGCCCATGCCGATCCCCAGCAGGACCGCACCCCCAACCCATGACCCTCCCCATCGACGCCCAGATCATGGATGCCCTGGCGGCACTGCTGCAGGGCGCAGCGGCCACCGAGGACCGGAGCGATATTGCTGGGGTTGGGGCCTTGTTTCTCGATGCAGCCAGGGTGGCATCTGAGCCCGATGGCGTGGTGATCAAACTGGATCAGGAAGGCGAGGCCCTTGACAGGGTCCTGAGCGCGTGCCAAGTGGTCTCAACCCTTCCGGTCGTCATCACCATCACCAAGCCCCGAACGCCAGGGGAGCCCCCAAACTGGCGAATCCTGGGCCCGTTTTGCGCGGCGGTCCATGCACGCATCATGGCCGGAAGGCGGGATCTGGGGGGGCTGTGCATTGACATCGAATCCCGTGGTCGGATCCATGAGCCCAACCTGCAAGCGTGCGAAGTCAGAATGATTTACAATGTGACCTATTACACGGCCATCTCCAACATCACATTGCATGAAGAAGGCAGCGCCTGAGCAGCCCCCTACACCGCCGTTGCCTTCTGGCCCTGGCGCCTATCTGCTCACCAACAACGAGTGGATCCTCGAATCCGTAACCCAACCCCCCCAAGCCGATGGCCCGCAACCAGTCTCAGTTTCTGATGGCAGCATTGGAGACGACCTACGCAACGTCAGCAGCCCCGACGGGGGTGAACGCGATCCGGGTCAGGGACCCGAAGCTGACAGCCCTTGACGCTACTGCTATTGCTCGCCCCAGTCTAGACGGGCAATTCGGTGAAGCATTGTCGGACGTGATGACCGAGCTGAAAAACGGCGTTGCTTTTGACATTGAGGCCGTCGGCTCTGGCACCGCCGGCACTCCCCCCGCCTACGGGATCTTCCTGCGTGCTGCAGGGATGAACCTGGCAACGGTTGCCACCACCAGCAACACCTACTCATTCGTGACGGGCGGGGCTGATTCTCTGACCTGGTACCACGATTGGGACGGCAACAAGCACCTAGGGATAGGTGCCCGAACCAAGAGCTGGGAGCTGAAGATGCAGGTCGGCCAAGTGCCGCTGTTCTCGTTTGACGTTCCTGCCATTTACGTGCCTCCGGTCGATGCGGCATCCCTAACGCCAACTTATAGCGCTATGGCCGCTCCCGTAGCTTGCAATTCTGCCAATATGCCAACGTTTAGCCTTCATGGTTATAGCTGTTGCATTATTGATTTTTCGTTAAAATGTGACAACACTGTAGAATTTTACGATCGAATGGGCTGCGCTCCTAATTTTCAGATCGTGGATCGTGTAATCACGGGATCCCTTAAGCTGCAAAGGCCGGATCTGCTAAGCAGCAAGGATTTCTACGCGATAGCAGTAGCTTCTACCAATGGTGCGCTCAACTTCACCCATGGCACGGTGGCGGGCAATCGCATGGTCGTCAACCTGCCCAAGGTTCAACTGGGCGCACCCGCACCCGATGACGATGCCGGCATTGCAGCGCTGACCATTCCATTTACGGTGCGGCGCACTGAAGGCCTCAGCGACTCCGGCACGCTGGCCTTTACTTGATACTGATCAAGCTACTACTTCTAACCCATTGCCCTAATTCCCATGTTTGACAAGATCAATGTTGATGGCACCTATCCTTGTCGAGTAGTGCTAGAAGGCGCCGTTTTGAAAAATGGCGACATAGAAGATTTAGTTTTTACGGCTAAGTTTAATCGGATGGACCAGGAGGAAGTTAATACCTTGACTCAAGCGATTTGGCTTTGGGACCAAACCCGAAAGGCCATCACCGAGGGGCGCCTTTTACCCGATGCAGCCAAAGGCGCCACAAATGTAAGTGACATTGATTGGGCTGATCGCATCCTTGGCGGCTGGGGTGAGGATGTGCGCGACCCAAGCGGTGACCCCCTTGAGTACACCGAAGAAGAAAAAAACAAAGTTCTTCGGATTGAAGGCATGGCCGCCGCCATTGTTGCGGCATGGCTAAAAATCAAGGGCTTCAACGGTGACAGCGAGGGAAAGCCGCCAACCTCAAGGAAATCGCGGGGGAATGGCATCGCCAAATGACCACCACCAGCCGCGTTGAATCCCAAGCCCAGGAAAACGCCAGGCTGGCGCAAGAAGCGAAAAGGCTGGGGATCGTTGGGTTTGTGCCTGATGAGACCCCAGAACCCATTGAGCCCACTTGCTGGATATGGCCCGAGAACTGGGAGGCCTTCCTGCTCTGGTGCCAGGTCCAGACCCAATGGCAGTGTGCCACCGAGTACACCCCAGAGGGGCATCCGTACCGAGTGCGCACCGGGCTCAACTATCCGGCGGTGATCGCCCTGGCGGGCCTGCGGCGTGGCCGTGGTGCGGTTGCTGCGCTGATGGATGATCTGCGCGTTATCGAGCTGGAGCTGCTGACACTGCTGAGGGGTTCCTGATGGCCGTCAATTTTGATGCGATTCTGAAGATTGGGGCCGAAGTCGCGGGGATGGGCAGTGTCACAAAGCTCAGCGACACTCTGATCAATGTGTCGAAATCGGCCAAGCTGGCGGCCCAGGAGAATGCCCGGGTCTTCAGCACCGACGGGATAGAGCGTCAGATGGCCGCGGCCACGGCAGCATCAATCCAGATCCTGGATGCCGACAAGCAGGTGCTGGCGTCACGGATGAAGCTGTTGGACAACGACAGGGACCGTGCAGCGGCCCAGAATCAAATGGCGGCCCTGGAGGTGCAGGGCGCGGAGCTGCGGCGCAAGCAGACAGAAGAGCAGTTGGCCGGCGAGCTGAAGACGGCCCAGGCCAAAAAGACGGCCACCCAGTTGGAGCTGCAGCGGGCGCAATCGGTGGTTTCTACTGCTGGCGCCTACGGCAAGATCACGCCCGAGATGCTGCGGCAGACCGAAGCTGCCAGGACCGCTAACCGAATTGCGCAGGAAGAGCTAGTAATAACCACAAGCATTGTCGCCAAAAAAAGAGAAGTAGCAGATGCGCAGCTTAGGGCGGCTCAGGCTCAGGCCGAATCGTTGCGGGTGGTTCACGTAGAAGCCACCCGCCTGCAGTCGGTTCTGTCTGGCCTGAACAGCATCGATGCAAGCTTCAGCCGGGGATTTGATGCTGTTCTGAACAGCCGATCCTGGCAGGCTGCTGCTGCTGGCGCGGCAGGCTTTGGCGCTGCCCTTGCGATCAGCACCAAAGCAGCCATTGATTTTGAAACCAGTGTTTCCAGGGTGCGCAAAGTGATGGATGGCCTGGAGACGCCCAAAGCAATTAAGGAAATATCAACCGAGATCATTGGCCTATCCAAGCAACTGCCCGTTTCCGCCAAGGGGTTTGCAGAGATTTACGCTGCCGCAGGCGCTTCAGGTATAGCCAGGAGCGAGGTCAAGGCATTCGCCAAGGACGTGGCGGGCCTCAGTGTTGCCTTTGAGATGACAGCTGATCAGGCTGGCACGTCAATAGCGAAGCTGCGCAACAGCCTCGGCATGACCCAGCCCGAAGTAATGAAGCTGGCTGATGCCATGAACTACCTTGACCAGCAAACAGCAGCCAGGGCCTCCCAGTTGGTGGAGTTTGCATTGCGTTCTGGTGCCGTTGGACAGCAGGCGGGACTGGCAGCAGAGAAAACCGTGGCATTTGGCGCGGCCATGATCTCGGCTGGCGCTGATACGGAGGTAGCCGCGACCTCGTTTAACAACATGGTGAAGGCGCTTACGCGGGGCAACTCAATGACTGAACGGCAGGTTGCCGCGTTGCAGACTTTAGGCTTTGTCGGAAAAGATGCAGGACTAAATCTAGCCAGGGCAATGCAAGAGAGCGCCGAACCTACGATTAGAGACTTTATTAACCGCATCAAAGCAATGCCTAAAGAAATGCAGGCATCTGTAATTTCTGATTTCTTTGGTGACGAGACAAGAGCTTTGCCTGCGTTAATTCAGAACGTAGACAACCTTACAAAGTCTTTAGACGCTGTTGCCGGTCCAGGTAATTACGCTGGCTCGATGGCCAAAGAGCTTGGCGTGCAAATGGGCACCACTGCGGCGCAAATGCAGCTAGCGAAAAACAACGTAGAAGCGCTGCAGATTGAGATAGGCAATTTGATAGTACCTATAATTAACCAGCTAGTACCTGGTGTTATTGCAGTAGTTCAAGCGCTTTCGGGCCTTGCCCAAGCCAATCCCCTGCTCACGCAAATAGCTATTGGGGTTGGCGCCATTGGAGCAGCAGCCATCATTGCTCTGCCCGTTGTGGTTGGCCTTGGGATGGCTCTCAAGACCATTGCCGGTTTTGGCCTGGGCGCCACCCTGGCTGGCTGGGCTGGGGCCATGCCGGCGGTAACAGCAGGTCTGGCAGGCATCGCCAGCACCATCGCCTCAGTCGCCACGGGCCTGGCCGCCCTGGTCGCCGGGTTCGTGACCGCCCCGGTGCTGATTGGCGCAGCAGCCGTGGCCACGGCTGTTGTCGTTTTCTCATTCCGCGATCAGATCGCCGATGCATTCCGTGGCCTCTGGGATCTGATCGCCAACCCTGAAACCGGGTTCGTTGCAATGATCGGCGGTGGCTGGAACCTGATGATGGACAACATCAGCAGCTATGTCAGTAACATTCTGCCCAATATCAGTGACAACTTTGCAGCGTTTTTTGACACCATCATCGGCCCAGAGAATGGCCTGATTGCCCGCCTGGGGCAGACCTGGAATGCTGGCATGGACGGCATCAAGGACTATGCGCTAGGCCTGGTGAAGCCCATCACCGACGCCTGGGAGTCGATCGTTGGCACGGTGAGAGGGGTGCTGAATTCGGCCCTTAGCGTCGCAGCGCGGGGGATCAATGCCTTCATCGGGCAAGTCAACCGCCTCATTCAATCGGTCAACTCAATCAGTGGCCGGGTGGGCCTGCCGCAGCTGGGGGCTATCCAGCCTGTTGAAGTGCCATCATTCGCCGGCGGCGGCTACACCGGCAACGGCCCACGGTCTGGCGGGCTTGACGGGCAGGGCGGATTCATGGCGATGGTCCACCCGCAGGAGCAGGTCATTGATCTGCAGCGGTCGGCTCCTCGTGCTGCCACAAGCGGCGGCAGCGGGGCAGGGGGCTCCAGAGGCGGCACCTTCGCCCCAACGATCCAGGTTCAAACCGGCCCGGTCCAGCAGCAACCCGACGGCTCCCAGTGGATCAGACGCGAGGACGCCGAAGCCATGGTGAGCGATGGCGTTGGCCAGCTCTGGGATCACATCCAGAGTTATGACGGCCGCCAGGCGCTGGGGATGGCCTGATGCCCGACTACGGCCCCCACGTCTACACCCAGACCCTGAAGTGGATGGATAGCAGCGGCAACGCGAAGCAGAGATGGCACCGGCTCGATGGGATCAACAACAGCCCCTTCACTGCCTTTGATGCTGGCGATGGCGACGGGGTGCAGCGCTGGGAGTTTCAGGAGTTCAACTGCCCAGGCCTTGATTCGGGCCTGGTATCCGGATCGGTCACGATCACCTGCGCACATTCCCCCGCAGTCAGGTCGCTGGTGTTCCAAGCAGCTGCTAATCAGTGGCTTATCGAAGCGACTCAATTCGAGGTTACCCTGTCCGGCCTCTCCAGGATTTCCAGCGGGCTATTCCAGGTCAGCGGCGGAGATGGTGGCCTGACCTCAATTTCATTCTTGGCCACCAGCACACCGCCCCCGGTCATGGCGATGATGCCGCCTAGGATTGCAACTACAGAATTGATCGGCACGCCCTGTAAATTTGATTTTTTATAACATGAATCCACCAAGTTTTAGTTTTAGCAGCACCAGCAATACAAGCACAGGCCGATCAGCAAGTTTGCCGTTTTTAAATAGCAATACCCCGTCAAAGCCTTTGCCTTACCAAAGTGCTATTGGTAAACGAAAACAAGCGCTTGGAGGCTCAGCGCTTGTTACTAGACCCAATGGCGTAGACGCTGGCCCGCAATGGAACGGCAAACAGCAAGCAATGCTTTTGCTTGAGTCAATTCCCATAGTGTGGACCAGAAGGATAGATGGCGTCGAAGGCAAGAATGGCACGGGCGGAGTCGTTGTAGCACCAAAAGCAACAGCCTGCAGAATCTCTGTTTCAGGTATTAACGGCGTAGCAATTGCCTATCATTTAGTTGTAAGCGAAGGCAAAATAGGGGAAATACAGGTTAGAGATGTTTTCCATGGTCCATGCCGTGTTGGCTCTTACAGTCAGTCTTTTGGTAAAAGGGCGGGCACTTGGCTTCCTGGCAATACTATACACGCTGCGCTTGGTAATAGGGTAAAGCTAGCGCCAACATTTTGTGGGACCGTTGGCACGTTTGAGGGAATATCTACCTTTAGCTTTCAGGCAACTTACCTTAATGGATACACGACTGAAGTCGTCGATGGTATTTCTTTTATTGTTCCCCTTGAAGATCAAGAACTTTGGCAACGCAAAGTTAACATTTTTGTTCGCAACGGCGCCCAGTCCATCCGTTTAACGGATAACGTCTACGGCAGCAGTAACAACCTGGCGGAGCTTTACTACTGGCTACTGACTCATACTCGCAGGATTCCAGAGATACAGATAGACCGTGATTCGTTAACGACAACCGCTAAGTTCATGGCGGTCAATGGCCTGCTCTGGGATGGCATCTTGACCGAGCCAGCCAGCACCAGTGATTGGCTGAGCAAGGTGGGGCCCTATTTCCTGGTGCGTTCTAGCACCATTGGCGGGCGGTACGGCATGAGGCCATTGCTACCCGTCACCCCGTCAGGGGCAATCGACACTGAGCCGCAAACGCCTGCGTGGGTGTTCGACAGTGAAGCGATCTTTGATGGCAGCTATTCATATCAGCTCGCAGACCCAAAGGCCCGGCAGCCATACAGGGCTGAGGTGGCATGGCGGCAACAAGGGGATGACGGGCTGTCGGGGATCACCAGAACCACAACGGTCAAATATGACGACACCCCGGACTCGGCACCAATTGAACCGCATGATATGACGCAGTTTGCCACATCTAAAGGTCATGCTGTTAAGGCTATGCGATTTGCGCAGGCAAAGCGGCGATACATTACGCATACTGCGCAGGTAATAATCAAGGCGGGATATTGGAATGCGCGGATAGGCGAAGGTGATTTGATTGCTCTCCAGCTCGACCGGGAAGACGTAGACGGCGTTGATGACCCGTTGGTGGAGTGGTATTTGATTGTAAGCATGAAGCAAGGAAGGGAAGGGCAGCTATCGCTAGACCTGGAGCATTTTCCTGTTGACCCCCAGTACCGGTCGTTGGTTGCTCTAGATGTTGCAAGTGTTTCAGCGGAGGAAGATTTATTCATCACTGGCAGCAGCGTGCCATCCTGCGATGCCGACCCCAGTCGCGCAACTGATACCTCAATCCCTGCGGAGGATGCCGAGAGTCGGACCGCTGAAGAGGTTTATTTCTACAACGAAAATGGTCGTTTTCCAGATAGTGGTGAATATGCGAGTGGCGGCGCCATGGCTGGTGAAGGTGATGCCAGCTTCGCCTTTAGCAGTGCTCCTGCGGCTGGCCCCACTGGCAGCAGTGGCGGCGGGGGAGGTGCTGGCAGCAGCAGCGGGGGGGGAAGTCTATGGCGGGGTGAGGCTGCCCCCCCTGCACCGCTGCCACCCACCGGCCCGGTCGAGCCACCTGAGATCCCATCCCAACCTGACACCCCTGACGGCCCGGCGGATCCGCCACTACCACCGAAGCCGCCCCAGGATTACACAAAATACACCCTACTCTTGGACTTTATAGGAACAAAGCCATGGACAAATTACGGCATACACATAGAACAAGTTAATATAGCGGTTAGCCCAGGGCAAACGGCATTCATTCATGGCGATTCAAACGATCAATTTACATATGTTCAGAAGGTAAACGCTGACGGCTCGCTTGGCTCCAAGACTGGGTATCAGCATCTTGTAGACGGCAGCCCTATAGCAACATGGTCTTACATGTGGACGGGTCGTTCCCTTAGCCCCGGATATTTCTAATGGCCGACTTCCCCACCCTCCGCCCCGCCACCGTCTCGATCACCCCCGGCGTGGTCCCTGCCACCCTGCAGCTGGGTTACGACGGCAGCAGCACCACCAGCACCGCCGATCTGGTGCCGACGGGCGACACTTTGGCGATGACGTTTCAGGGGCTCTCTGAAGCCCAGGCCCGCAGCGTGCCAGACCACCAGCTGAGCCAGCAGGGCCGGTCGTTTGCATTCAACTCAGCCACCCTGGCGCCATCAGAAACCCCGCCAGGATTCCGCTGGACCTATGCCCGCCCGGTCGAGCAGGACGACATTCGGGCGGTGCCAGGGACTGAGTTCTATGCCCTGTCGGTTGAGTTTGTTGGGGTCTGGATCCGTCGGGCCTCGACCCCATCGGCATCGGTCCGGATCCGGCTGCGAACCACGGGGGCCAGGGCGCTCCCCGCCGGCACGCCATCGGCATCGGTCAATCTGACGCTCACCACCACGGGCGCGGGGATGCAAGTCGGCACACCATCGCAATCAACGCTGCTGCTACTGCGGACCACCGGGGCGAATACTATAACAACACCATTAAACGATCCTGATTATAGTTCTGTTATCCTGCATTTATCGCTTACAAATGACAGCGGCTTTACTGATGTAAGTGGCAGGGCGGCGTCAGTGACGCCAGGCAATGTGTCAATCAGCCCAACGATAGGGAGATGGGGCGCTGGCAGTGCGTACTTTAGCGGCGCTACTGGTGCCTGGATGTCTGCTGCGCTGGCGGATGTCATAGGCGAATCAGACTATACAATACGGTTTTGGTTTAGGAAGCCTGCGGGCGCAAATACTGATGGATTATTCCAATTTTATGATAACTTTGATGGGTCTAACTTCTTTGTTCCCAGCGATGCTTTGCAGTGTTTATGGGGGTCTAATCGGGTTACCGTCAGCGGCGCCGGATTTGTTCATCAAGGGCCACCTGACATCCCGGCTGATGATGAGTGGGCATTCCTTCAACATACTAGGGCAGGCGGAATTGCAACAACAACTGTAAACGGCGCGGCGGATCCATTCCCCGACACCAGTCCTTACGGCAGTAGCATTACCCAAACTCTTCTAGCAATTGGCTTGCAAAGTGGTAATTTTGCATCTCGCCGATGGCTTGGATACATCAGCGACTTCCAGGTGTCCCTAGTCGCACGGCCTCACGTCGTCCCGACCGGGCCGCTGCCGATTTTCTAGGGGCTCACACCGCTCGCAGCACAACTCCGCTCACCTGCCAGAGACCCCCAGGTAGCAACTCCCAGGATGGTGCCGAGGCATAGCGCCATCGAACTGGCGCTGGGGGAACCGCACGCCCCACCCACACCGCAGCCGGCAGCTCCCAGGATGACAGCAGCCCCACGGTCCTGAAGTGGGCCTTGAGATCACTGAACTGCGCGGCCGTGAATACCGGCAGGGGCAAGCTCACGGTCTGACCGGACAGGCTATCGCTCAACCGAAACCGCCGATCAAGTTCGGCGGCGATATTAAAATCCCCAAGGGTATGTGGCCTCCCGATTGGAAGGCAGGATTCAGGGAAATTCATCAGGAGTAAACCCCGCCAATGATTATCTCATTGGGATTAATTGGATATGCAGCGCCAGTTGCTGGGTAAACGGCGCCCCAATCTACAATCATTACAACGCGGTCGGCTGTAGCTGCACCGCCAAGTTTCTGGTAGATGGCCACATATCTAGGCGAAACCGTGCAACCTGTGAGGATGATCTGCTCAGCCCGCACGATGATCTCATCAAGAGCATCATTGCGCGTGATCGTCAGCGGGGCAGCCACGCCACCAGCGGTATAGCCAGTGCCGGTCACCTCTGCGCTTAGATCCGACCGGAACGAATGCGATGGGCTGGGGGTGTAGCCAGTACCCAGCAGCATTGCCCAGAAATTGCCGGCGCTGAGGTTTAATGTCTCGTTGATTATTGCATTGATCGTTGCATGAGGCACCGTGATAGAACTGTTCTCGGCTGCAGTTTCGATTATCATTTGCTCAAGCCTGAACAATCCGCCTACACTGTTCTGAGGGCTGCCAATATCATTGCACCCAAAGACAATTTGCAGGGAAGGGGTTGTTGATGGTCGATAATATATCAGGACTTTCTGGGCACCCGTGATGGTGGCGCTCCATGAAAACGGGGCAATGGTTAGGGTGTTAATCCCGGTTGTAGTGTTCATCGTGTTGCTCAGCGTTATCGCCTTACCGCCTGCCTGATACCCAGTTACAGGGCTAATCTCGCCGCTTGTAATTGCGGCCATCGTGTCATGCGTATCAGGATTAAATGTAAAACTAGGCAGCATCAGTTGAGCATAGAAAACGCCAGTCAGTGGCATTTCAGCAGTCGCCAGGGCATTCAAGGCCCGGTTGCTGAGGGTGAAGACAGGCATCGGGGCGGGGCTAGATTGTTGCCGCTATGCTACCGAGCCCATGACAGCTGCTCCCCCTAACCCGCTGGCCGGCGTGCCCTATTACCGCCAGCGGGATTCGGCGCAGCTGGGACAACGGGACCGCACCTGTTTCTCGTCCAGTTGCGCGATGCTGCTGGAGGCCCTGAGGCCCGGCACCCTCCATGGGCCCAATGGGGATGATCAGTATCTGGCGACGGTGCAGCGGTTTGGCGACACCACCCAGGTCGTTGCCCAGATCCAGGCCCTGGGCCACTACGGCATCACCGCGCGGTTTGAGCAGGTTGCCGATTTTTTGACGATCGAGCAGCAGATTGCTCGCGGCATCCCGGTTCCCTGCGGATACCTGCATCGAGGGCCCGTCCATCGCCCGACCGGCGGGGGGCATTGGATGATCGTCTACGGCCACACTCGCAACAGCGTGATCGTCAACGACCCGTGGGGAGACCCTGATCTGATCACCGGCGAAACGCTCAGCCCCAACGGCCAGGGTTTGCACTTCAGCCGGGAGCGCTTCGGCCGCCGCTGGATGGTGCGCTCGATCGGGAATGGGGCCTACCGGTTTGAGCCGGGCCGGGGGTGGGCGATCGTTGCGGATCGCTAGCCCTCCTCCCGCCAGCCCCCCTCGTCCTGCACCATGCCGTCCCAGCCAGCTTGCCCCGCGTCGGCATCCTCAGTCAGCCCCTCGATCGGTTCCAGCTGGGCCCACTGCGCCGATGGGTTGTGCGGTTGCTGGGCGCGGCGCTGTTCGATCAGCTTGCGCAGAGGGGTTTGCGATCGGTCCTGGTGCAGGGCCCCATCAATCGTGACCTCCCAACAGCCGCCACCCTCTGCGTCTGTTCCTACTCTTAACTGCAGCTCCTGATCTGCCATGGCCTCGACCTCGAATAATTGGATGGTGCCGAACCTCACGCTAGAGGCTGAATCAGACCTGGAACGGGGCCGCATGATGCTGCAACAGATGACCCCAGAGCAGGTGTTGGCCCAGGCTCACGTGCTGCTCAAGCAGTCGGTAACGAATGGCGTGATCATCCGCCAGGCCGCCCAGCGCATCTGCGAACTGGAGGCCCGTGCTGCGGTTCGGGAGGGGTGATCACGCCACCGGCCCCGCTGAGGCGAATAGGTCGGGTTGGTGGCCGGCGGCTTGGGCTCTGCTGATTCGCTGCTGGGCGATGGCGTGGTAGTCCGGGTTGATCTCACTGCCCTCAAAGTCACGTCCCAGGAGCAGCGCTTGCTCACCCACGGTGCCGCTTCCTGTGAATGGGTCATAGACCACGCCTCCTTTTGGGCAACCAGCCAGGATGCACGGCTCAACCAGCTCCGGGGGCATGACAGCGAAATGGGCGCCATTGAATGGTTTGGTGGCAATGGTCCACACATCGCGGCGATTGCGGTCAGGTCCTCGCCCAACAGATGCCATGTCCCTGCCATCTCGCTTTGCTGGCCCCCCTGCGGATTCCCGAAAGTGCCCAGCACCACGGAAGCAATTTGAGCCACTTGATTTGCCCATAGAGCTTGCTGGCTCTTTTATCGCATCCGCGTCGTAGTAATACCTTGCCGATTTTGACAACAGGAAAACATATTCATGCGCCTTTGTGCAGCGGTCCGTAACGCTCTCAGGCATCGAGTTTGGCTTGTGCCAGATGATGTCCTGCCGCAGATACCAGCCGTCAGCTTGCAAGGCAAAGGCGACGCGCCACGGAATGCCGACTAGGTCTTTGTTTTTAAGGGTTGCCGCAGTCAGCCCTTGCCGGTGCTTGGGATGGTCACGCCCCGCAGTCCCGTCGCTGATGGAAGTTGACGCCCCACGGTTGGCGTTATAGGCGTTGTACGAATCCCCAAGATTCAGCCACAGCGTCCCGTCATTCCGCAGCACCCGGCGGACCTCGCGGAACACTTCCACCATGCGGGCCACGTATTCTTCCGGCGTGGCCTCCATGCCGATCTGCCCATCGTGGCCATAGTCCCGCAGTCCCCAGTAAGGCGGGCTGGTGACACAGCAATGGACCGACGCATCTGCCATGGTGCGCAACACCTCCAGGCAGTCGCCAAGGTGCAAGGTGCTGGTCATGCCCTTCCCCCAAACTGGCGGACCATGGCGCGGCAACAGGCCTCCGTCACGGCAGCTACGGGCTTGCCTGCATCAATGCGGGCCCAGTCTCGTTGGTCGGCCAGGCGTTCAAATCCATGAGCTACGCGGGCCAGGAACGCCACCCCCTCCTCCTCAAGGCGATCGGCCAGTTGCTCGCGTCGCCGCCAGCATGAATCAATCAGGGACACATCCAGCCAGAGGGTGAGATCAGCCTGCAGGGTGCCTGTGGTCAGGGTTTCCAGCGTGTCAAGCAGGGCCACAGGCCAGCCCCTGCCATAGCCCTGATAGGCGGCGGTCGATCCGGTGAACCGATCACACAGCACCCAATCCCCGGCATCGAGCGCCGGCCGCAAAACCGTTTCGACATGCTGGGCACGATCGGCGGCATAGAGCAGCAGCTCAGCACGCGGCACGGGAGCAGCTTTGCCAGGAGGGTGCAGCAGCAGCTCCCTCAGTGCCTGGCCCAATGCCGTGCCGCCAGGCTCACGGCTCACAACCACGCGGGCGCCAGGGGGCAGCAGGCCGCTGCTGGGCAGCCATTGGCGCAAGGCCTCCAGTTGGGTGGTCTTGCCGCAGCCGTCGATGCCCTCCAGGACGATGAACCGGCCACGGGCTGGGGTGGTGTCACTCATACCCTTGCCACCACCACGCGTTCAGGCTGGTTCTGGTATTTCCCTGCCCGGTCCTGATAGGTCGTCTCGCAGGGATCCCCCTCGAAGAAGAGCAGCTGGCAGATCCCCTCCTCCGCGTAGATGCGGCAGTCGGCGCCGGAGGAATTGCTGAACTCCAGGGTTAGATGCCCCTCCCATGCCGCCTCTGCTGGTGTCATGTTGGCAATGATTCCCAGCCTGGCGTAGGTGCTTTTGCCCAGACAGATCACGGTGATATTGGGCGGCACCCGGATCTTTTCGAGCGCCACCCCCAGCCCGTAAGTGTGGGCCGGCAGGATGAAAAATCGGCCGTCTTCATCCTCGTGCAGGGGGGCGGGCTCCAGGTTGTGGGGGTTGGGCCGTTTGGGGTTCATAACCGTGCCGGGGACATGGCGGAAGGTCAAAAATTCCTGGGCCGACAGCCGGATGTCGTAGCCGTAGGAGGAGCAGCCATAACTGAGCACCGGAACCTCGGCTGGCGGCCAATCAAGATCCAGGAGCGAGGCGCGTTCGCTCTGGAAGCGCTCGGCCAGTTCTACCCTCCGCACCAGCTTCGCCTGAAAGGGCTCGATCATGCCGGCGGCGGCCTGGGCTCTGATCCAGCGATCGTTTTTCAGCATTGGGGGTCAGGGGTGAGGGTGAATGGAGGCGTCCAGGGCAGGGGGATGGCATTGCAAGGAAGCCAGTGGGTGGCATCTTCTGCCCATTCCAAAGGCTCAAAGCTCCACCAGGGCACCCCCCCTAGCAGCCGCGGGGGATTGAAGCACCAGCACTTCCCGATGGTTGCGCCCTCATTGAACAGGCAATCTTTAGCTTCCGGACGCCGCTCACTCACCGCCACCGGCACAGCCACCTCCCCAGCCTGGGCCTCCACCCCAACGCCATACACCGCTCTGGTCTGCGAATCCCAGGGCCCAATCGCCGCTCGCCGGAGCACGCCCACGACCGTATCAATCGCGCCATGCCAGGCCTCCCCCTCTGTCCCACTATGGCCGCCTGAGTAATCGTGGCAGCCCTGGGCCAGGCGAACGGCGTCTAGGTATGTGGGGCCAGGCGCAACCCGCAGGGCGGCCAGCTCGGCCTCCTGCTGCTCCAGCAAGATCGCGGCGCCTTGGACGTGGGGCGCTCCTGTCACGCCGTTGTCAACCAAATACTGGGCGACTTGGTTTAACCATTCCACCAACTCCACCACCTCCCCCGGCTCCGGCGCCGGCGGGGTGGCGGGGGTGCCACAGCGAGCAAGGCGCTCGTTCATTCCCTGTTGGCACGCAGCCTTGGCATCGTCCACGGAATTGAACGCCGCGTACCAGTCCCCCCAGGGCGTCTCATCAACAGTTGGGCTATCGTATTCCTTCCAGCCTTTCCAAGTAATAAGGAATCGACCGAACGGTGTTTCGGCAATGCAATGGTCGTATCTACACGCTTCGCTGGGTGGCATGTTATCGGTCCATTGAAGACGTGGCCCCTCCCCCTCCGGGGATGGCGGGGTGGCGGGGTTTTCCCCAGGCGCTGGAGCTGCTGCATGGGGGTGCCCCTGGCGAGCAAGAATGGCGCGGGCTTCACTCCATCCGTCTTCGACTCCTTCGCGCCATGCGCTGCGGTACTGCATCGCCATGGTCGTAGGGATGTTCGGCGGATCAACTGGCAGCAGGTCCGCTGCACTCGGCGACTCCCCCTGTGGCTCAGCCTTCAAAGCGGCGGCATGTCGATCAGCCTTGATCGCTAGGGCCTGGGCCCAGGCCAGTTGCTCACAGGAGTCCAGCGACTCCCACTGGTTGTGCTCGTCGGCCTGTTGATTCCATCGCTGGCGTAGATCGTCCTCTGATAGCGGGCCAGGGGGGATGTCGTCAGATGTCCGGGCGGGGCGGGGCGTGGTCATGGGGTCCTGATGGGTGATTTGGATTCGATCGGGCATGGTCATCTGCGGGCCTGCCTTTCAAGCCATTCGGCCGCGTCCCATGCGCTGCGGTTGAAGCTCGACTGGGCGCATTGCCAGTTCCGCAGCGAAGAAGCTATTTCGCGGATCGCAAGACGGGCGCCAAGGGGGTCTTCAGGATCTGGAACAAGCAAGCCTGGGCCGCCAGGGGTTGAAGTTTTGTCTAGAAATATTTGCTCAATCCGTTCCGCCAACCCCTCAGCGTACGCATCAGGTGAGGGTGTTGGGGCGGCCGGTGCTAGGGCTGCCGGTGATAAGTCCGATGTCCGGATCCCGTGCTGCCGCATCGCTGGGCAAATGGCGGCAAGGGCCTCGGTGCAGCGTGCCTCAGCCCAGTGCAGACAGCCAACGGCGTGGGGCGAGACCGCCTCCCCCTCGGCAACATCCGCCAGGGCGGATTCGGCCACCAGCAGGGCATTAACAACCGGGCCGGCATCCACCGGGGCGGCGTTAAACGCTTTGGCCCAGTCCTGGACCGTCAGACCAGCCTTAGACGCGTAGTCGGTGATGTGCTGCGCGACGTCAGCAATTGAGTCGGATTCCGTGGCCTCGGCATCCTCGTCCCGCTGGCGCAGGTTGGCCCCACGTTCCAGGGCCGCCAGGCGCCGGCAGAGCGCGGCGATGGTTTTGGAGTAGCTGTCCACGAATACTGCAACATCTTGATCGCGCTTATCGGCGCGGTCGATCAGGTGCAGCAAAACCTGAGCGTCACGCTGGCCGGCATCGGCGGCATGGTTGAGCCAGGCTAGGGTTTGGGAAGGAAGGGGAAGGGGGGTCATAATTGGTCTTCGGTGGTGAGTTGATCGCGTTTCGCTATGTGATCGGGCAGGGGCGGCAGGGGGCCGGCCATGCCGTTGTCGGTGGCCCAGAGGTAAACACCCCTTACCACTTCGCTGTCGTAATCCTGACCGGCGTAATAACACACCAGCCGCCGCAGCGCCTCCCTGGCCGTCGCCAGTTCCCCCCGCAGTTCCCGCACGCATTCTGGGCAGCCCCAAGCGTTAGGTGGTTGCTGCCCGTGTGTGGGGCAGTAGCAAAGTCTGATGCGGCTTAATTCGGTGCGCTCTGCATCTCTCCAGAAGGCGCCCAAAAGCTTATTTGCTGCGTTCAACTCATCCTCCAGCCTGCGGATCGTCCGCCAGGGGGTCAGCCAGCGGGTGAGGGTGTGAAGGGTTAGGCCGGTCATGGCAGTTCGTTGGCAAAATAGTCGCGTGAGGTTTGAGCACGTACACAAAATCGGCGCTGACTGCCAATATCGTCAACAGGGCAGACCGTCACAGTTTCAGGCGTTACGTCTAGCGTGTAATCCCAGCCTTCACTTTCAGCGCAATGGGCCCACTGTTCAACTGCGCTTTGAGCGTCGGTTGCTTTGAACCTTCTGCCATCGTCGGGCCCCTCGTCCCCGCCTCCTGGATTCCAGACGATCCAGTCGTTTGTGGTCATGGTTGAAACCTCGCGTGATAAATAGTCAGAGCAGTGCAAATGCAGGTCAAAATACCAAACACAAATGCAATTAAATTGTCATCAAAAATAAAAGCAAACCCAGTAATCAAATTGGCGGCGCTCATGGGAATTACCCATGGGTTTCGCTTGCCTGGTGGCATGGGTGGTCGGGGGAAGTAGAAGGGGCCGGTCATGGTTCCATCCCCGCCAGATGCCTGACAGCCCAGGCCCGCACCCTCTCCCATCGCTGGCGGCGGGCGGATTCCATGTTGCTATCCGATAAACCTTCATTGACCTCAACGACTTCCCAGGCCAGTGCCGGGGCAACGTCGAACGGCTCCGCAAAATGCGGGGGATCGAGGTCTTCCTCCATCGGGTCAAAGTACAGCGGCACAGCTGCCGCCCCCCGGTAGCGACGAACCGCCCCGAACGCACAGCAACAGCCGGTCGCTTCGTCCTCCAGGGCGCCGGCGGATAGCTCGGGGCTGGGCAGGGCGTTGAGCCCCGCCACCAGATCGCGCAACAGCCGCTGGCCGCGTTGGCCACGGATGGCGGATCGCAGGGCCCCGGCTTGCTGGCCCTCCATCCAGGGTTCGGCGTCGCCATAGTCGTCTTGGTAGAGGCGGCTCATGGCTCCACCCCCAGCGCCCGCAGAATCGCGGTGCGCTCGTCTGAGCGGCCACGGTCGTAGAGGGCGCGGCGTGCGTCTTCATACGTGCGGGGGGGGATCCACACATAGGCCAGCTCCTCATCCGTCGCCACCGGCTCGGCGCCAGGCGGCGGGATCTGGAGGGATTGGGACTGCTGCTGGCGGGCCCAGGCGATGGCCAATCGAGCCATGGTGGTGGAAGCGTTTATGTGATAGCCGCTGGCGGTGTGCACGCGACGGGCTTCCCCCACCCATTGCTCCATCAGCTCGTCGCTCGGCATCTCAGCCGGGGCTGGGGCCGCTGCAGCGTCGTCCAATATCTCCGCTGGCATTACCGGCAGATCAGCCAGGTCATCGGGTAGGCGGGGTGGGGCCGGGCCAGGATCACGGTCGACATAGATCAGCCGCCCACCAGTGGGTTGAGGTTTGGTGGGGGGACCGGAGGGGGCTGCCGGCTTGTTGCCAGGCGCGGGAGGATTGGAACCACGGCGGCGAGCGATCTCGCGGTCAAGATCGTCGTCAAAATCACTGGGTGGCGGGTTCGGTGTGCCCCCGTGGGAGCAGGGCTGGTAGCCGCCATTGACCCTGACCGTGCCTTTCTGGGGCTGTAAAAGCCCCTTGATCCAGGTGAAAAGTTTCATCAGAATGGGATGTCATCGTCTTCTGGTTGGCCGCCAAGGGGTGCCGCGTTCCATGGCTGAGCGGACTCACCACCACGCACCGGGCCCCCACTCTCAGCCTCTCGCCGCCCCCCCAGCAGCTCCAGACGGTCAACCGTGATCACCGGTTTGGTGCGCTCCTCGCCGCTGCTGCGGTCGGTCCAGCGGTCGAGCTTGAAGGAGCCGATGATGCCCAACAATGAGCCCTTGCGGACATAGTCGGCTGCGACCTGGGCCTGTTTGCCCCAGATCT